CGATCTTGCTTCTGCACTCAAACCATATCGTGCAACAGTACCATCCATAAAATAAGCAACAAGCTTTGCTGCAATAGTTGCGGCAGTATCAGAATCTTTAGCAACTACACTAGCAGTCCATTTATTACGCTCATTGAACTTAACACCTTTCTTTACTGCAATAATTGTATACTCTTCTCCAGCAACAGGGTCAGGAATTGTGATACTTGCATTAAAGGTAGTAGCAGCAATATACTCTCCTTTAACATAAGAAAAATTCTTTTTGCTAATAGGAAGAATAACAGGCCCACCTTTTTCAGCAGAACGACCTAATACAAGACTAGTAATATCTTTAGTTCCATCTGCGGTAATTGCTAACTTTCCACTTGCATCAATATAAGCAAAACCTACAGCACCCGCAGCAACAGCGTCTAAAGCACCTGCACCTGCAACACTTTTACCTAAAATAAAATTTCTCATTTTATCTATTGTTATTATTTTGTTGTTCAGAATTTGTATTAATACTACCAGAAGTAGTATAAACGCTTTGTAAATATAACTTAACAGCTTCTTCTACAATCATATGGTGAAAATGAACAGGAAGGTCGCAAGGAACACATTTACTGTCAGTTTCACTAAATTTAACTTTAGCAGGATATTTAATAAAAGATACTTTAAGTTTATTTGGCTTATTGTTTCCACTGTAGATGTTATAATCAATAAGAGTTCCTTTAGTAACTTCAGATTTTTCAGATTTTTCAGATTCTTCAGATTCTTCAGATTCTTCAGATTCTTTAGTATTTTCTGTATTTTCTACAACATCTACAATGGTTACAATAGGATACTTTTTAGTAGGTCTTAATAAATAATCTCTTTCGGCTTCTCCAATTAAATTAGGCTCTAGTAATCTAGCAGCTACATATTTATAAGGAGAATTTTCATCATAACTTATATTACAGTCAAGAAGATAAAAAATATCAAAATTATAAAAATCTTTAACTTCTACAGGATTAGTAATAATTAACCTAGTTTTTTCTTTACCATCTTCTGTATATGTTTCAGTTTTATAATTAATATTTATTTCCTTTTCTGTATATAATGTACGAAGAGCATTAATTACACTTACTTTGTTTTTCTGAATAGCAACAATGTTTCCAAAATTTGTAGTAACATTTGAGTTTGTGATTTGACGCACACAATGAACAATAGCAGTATTCAAAAGTACATCAATGCTTTCAGGTAGAATAGCTCTAACCTTTTGCATACCCATTTGTTGTCCAAGAACTCTAAAGAGTTCGTGCATCTCCACAATATTCATAACTCAATTAATAATTTTGTAATTTAGTTTTATATGCATTAACTGCAGAAGTATTATCAGGATTCTTAAACCAAACAACAGCTTCCTTAATATTAGCACCTATCATTTCACCAGAAGGAGTAGTAATATTTTGATTATGAGCAAGACGAACAAGTTCACCACGAGCAATCAGTTTTTCAATAAGAGCCATTATAGTAATGTCCTTGTTTGAGAATATCCTATTAAATGTAGCAGGTTCTCCAGTACTAAATTTATCAAGTTTTTCTTCTTTTATTATACTATCTTCTGCAAGAGAAGACATAACAGGAAGATTATTATGTAAACAATACTGAATATAAACAGCTTCAAATAATTCAGGATTAGAAATACAAGAAACAAAATTGGCACGGGCTTTAATAAGTTCCTGATGTGCTTTAGCGGCTTTCTTAGCCTCTTCAACATTATCCTTAAAGTAGAATCGTATATTACTATCTGCATTTATAAACGCAGTATCTTTAGCGATATCATTATAAAGCAAACAATGCCTATACATTATATAATCTTCTACATTAATAGGATAACCATATTGATATTGCTCAGATTCAAGAGTATTAATCCTATTAATTTTTTCAGTTAAAGCTTTACGAAGAAAAATAATATTACTACGATTAGCTTTATTAAATTCAGCTTCAATAGCTTCTTCCGCAGCTTTAAACCTATAATAATCTGATTTATGATAGTAATGAAAACTATTGTTAAAGGTTTTTCCTAAAGAATCAACTTTAACCATAATATTATTAAGATATTGCTTAACCCTTGTAATAAACTGAGGATTATTTGGTGCAATACCTAAAATATTAGGAAAATATGCTTCAACTTCACCTTTATTCGCAGCAAGAGTACGAGAAGAATTAAATGAACTACCAATATAATCAACTCTTTTTGCTAAAGTTTTATCATTAACCTTACGGAATAAAGAATAATCAGTAACAAGAGCAATAGTTATACTGCGTTCATTAGTATAAGGTTCATCTAACTCTTTATGAGTATTGACTCCCTCTATAGGGTTACTACTTTCTTCTTTTGGTACTGAAGCAACTCCTGCAGAACTAGGCTTTAATGAGCCAGAGCCAGTGGCTTTTAATTCTAGACCAGCCATAATACATTATTTATTAATTAGTTTATATTAAAGAGAACATTTAAGTAAGAACATCTTACTAGTATTGTCAACCTGAAGACCAAGACTTGTCTTAACTTCATAACGAGCCATATCAACTTCAGTAGCAGCATGATTCGTGTTAGGAAGTCCCCAGCAAGCAGGAATATCGGTCATACCTTCAATAACCTTAATCTTATTGACTTGTCCTTTCATACGAACAACACGAACATTCTGATGTCCATTATAAGAACTAAAGTCAACAAAGACTGCTTGGTGAGAAGTCATAGGATAACCTGTCTTAGGATTGATATAACCATTCTGCTTAGCAGCTTCTGCAATAGTTCCCCTATCAAAGAAAGCACAAGGCTTAACGGTTATACGATGGCCTTCGATAGTCTTATAAGCACGGAAATAAGAACCATACTCAAGATTATCTCCAGCACCCTGAATTTCTTTTTCTCCAAGAGGAGTTAAGAAACCATTATCCTTAGCATCTTGCTTCATGCACTCATCAAAGTCCTCAGCAAAACCCTTACCTGCAAGAAGAACAATATTCATTTTGCCGGTATCAGTATCCCTATCAAGAACATCACCAATAGTCCTCTTAAGCTTAGAAAGAGTAAGATATTCACCATAGGTATCATAGTTACTTTCACGAGCAATTTCAAGCATACCAGCAGTATGAGGAATGGGCTTACCATTATCGCGGTCTTTAAGAAGAACTTCGCCATTAGCGTTCCTATTATAAACAGAAAGCCAAAGAGCTTCTTCAGTAGCAACACGCTTAGTAATCTCAAACTGCCTCATCTCTTCATTAATCCAAAGCTTACTAGTACCACCATTAGTTCCCTGGAATTCATATTCAGTAATAACATTGGCAAGATTACCAGCAATTTCCTTACTAAAACGATGGAATTCAAGCTGGGAAGTCATACGGCCAGGCCCCATAGTATTACTACGATTTCCCTTAGAATAAGATTCACTAATTGTAGGAGTACCTTGAGACCAATAAACACCCTTCTGAAGCCACTCGGGATTAACATAAGCTTCAGGATTAGGAGAAGTAAGACGGAGTAAATAAGCATATCCGTAAGCACTTTCGCCTAAATCCTTTTGAATACGAACTTGAGTAACACCATCAGGAGCAGTAAGACTATATTGCTCAATAAACCAATGAGTAGAGAAATGAACTTCAAATTCAGCACCATACTTACCAGGAGTAGTATTTGCAGAATTAAAATAAGTTACATAATCAGTAAACTTCATCCTACCCATAGTTTTCCAAGTCCACTGAACAGTAGGAATATCTACAACACCAGCAGAACCTTGACCCTCAGTCATAAAGGTAAGAGGGAACCTATCATTATCCATACCAAAGTTATAGGTAAGGAAAGAATTAATTTCTACAGGTTTTTGTAATTGAAGATATGCAATACTTTCCTCATTTGAGTAGCCCCTATCTTCATAATTACCTTGCGAGATAACTCGCATTTTACTCATTGCCATAATAACAACAAAATTAAATGTAAGAATTAAACATTAGTAACCAAAGTTTTCATTAGTTTGATTACCACCATTGTTAGCAGGAGGAGTAATTTTCATTGTATTTGTTTTTTGTCTTGTTGCAGCTTTAAGACGAAGAGTATTAACATTATTTTCGTTTACTGCTTTTTTAACAAGACTAGTATAATCTCCACCAGTAAATGTTAAATACGCTTGAAGAATATCACTAGCAAGAGCATCTTCAGGTTTGCGTTTTAACAAATCTTTGTTATACTCAGTAAGGCCATCTTTATCGGTTCTATGGATGTAATTGTAAAAATCATTAAGAGTGGCAGATTGTTTTTGGCCATTGATATTACGAACAATAGTATCAGAAATTTGATAACCTCCAATATTTTTACTGTCAATAACATCTTTAACACTCTGCCAATACTTAACTTCATTTTCTACATCTTGCTGATGTTTAGCAGCAGCTTTAGCTTCTAACTGTTTACGAGCATTTTCATCTTTTTCTTGAAGTCCAGCAAGTTCCGCTTTAGCAGTTTCGGCTAAGGAATTACTGTCTTTAAGATACTTAATGTAACGCTCAACATCACCTTTCTGACCATTTTCTTTCCAAGCTGTACGAATAATAGCTTCTTGTTGAGCAACATTATTATCATCAATTTCTATTCCAGAACGGTCAGGCATTACACCATAACCGTCAAGAGAATTACCATTTGCAACATAATAATCAATAATATCTTTTGCAAATGGGAATTGAGCATAGAGTTGCTTAATAGTATCAGAAGCTATTTCTTCTCTAGCTGTTTCAACAACATCATTAACGTACTGCTGAATTCCTGCAGGAGTATTTTCATATTCAATTGGCTTACCACTTTCATCGGTAATTTCAACATCTAAAGCTTTTTGAATATTTTCCAAAGTATTATCTTCAGAAGGGTTTTCAACTTCAAAAGATTTAATCCAATCAGAAACTTCTTCGGCTTTTTTGAAAATATTTCCTTCAGCATCAACAGCGTTTCCTTTGTCGTCTATAGTATAAGTTTTATCTTCAACTTCAAGTTTGGTGCCAGCAGCAAGTTGAGTTGGCTGATTATTGCCATTATTTCCATTGCCGTTGTTACCATTATTATTTTCTTGTCCTTTAGGTTCAGTATTAGGAGTACCGCCTCCAGCATTAGGATTAGGATTAATTTCTGAACTAGCAGCACCACCATTTTCAGTAGACTTGTTTACATTAGCGTTACTACCTCCAAGTTCAGTTGTGCCATTGTTTTCTGGTTGTCCATTATTAAGGTTTGTAGCAGGATTGCCATTACCGCTTTGACCTGCACCTTCATTGCTACTAGAAGCACTGCTTCCTCCATTGTAGCCAAGACTATTTACATCAAAAGGCATAATTAAATTATTTTTAATGTTAATATTAATATATTCAGCAACAATATGCTTTATACAATATTAATAATTTTATGATTATTTACAAAAACAATTTTATCAATAAAATCCAAAAATTTATATAAAACACTCAGTTTCAAGCATTTAGATAGATAATATTTTTTCAAAATTGAAAATAAATGCCCTCTGACGGCGATATAGAAAATAATGGATAAATTGCTCATAATCAAGCTAAAGCGGTCTAATTTGCCCACCAAACTGCCTTTAGAAGGACACTATGATATAAAAATAATGCAGTCGGTTTATTTCCAACTGCATTACTTGAATTATTATTATTTATATTATTTTGTATTCTTTTTATTAGCAATACTTCTTTTAAGTTCTCTATCTTTTTCTCTATTTTGATTATCAGTAATAAGTTTTTCTCTTTGAAGATTAAGCTTATCTCGTTGTAATTGTTGATTAGCAGCAGCAATTCTATTACTAGCTTCTTGTTTAAGAGCATCAGCCAAATCGTTAGGATAAGAAAGACGATTAGAATCAGCTTGAATAAGAGCAACTTGTTCACGGAAATAACCTTCAACTTCAGAAGTCTTTCTATCTTCTTCTCCTTTCGCCTCTATCTTCTTCAGTTCAAACTCTTGTTTCATTTGCTCTAATACTTGGTCCATTTGCTTTAAGTCATTCTCATGTTGTTCTTTTAGTTTAGAGAACTTTTCTACTAACTTTTTAACTTGAGCAACATTATCTCCTTCAATAGCAGCAATTGCCATATTGGCATCACCATTTTGTCCAAGATTAAAAGCAAATTGTCTAAGAGCTTCAAGTTTTTCTTTTTCTGCGGCACTTAATTTAACCGATACTCCATAATCAGCATATACATTTTTATTAACATCAAGACTTATGTACTTTAAAGCTTTGGTAGAAATATCGGTATATGCCGCTTCAAGTCCGTCTATATATGCAAGTTTGCTATAATCAAGAAGTCGCATATAATCTCTTAATCTAAGCTCATCCATCATAAGTTCTATAATTACAGAACCCATAGAACCTCTAGCAATAGCTTCTTGTGTTGTTCCTTTACCTGCAGAAGTAGCAATTTCGCCATATCGTTGAGGAGTCATATCACATTCTTCACGAGCACTGTTTTTGATTTCAACAAGAAGATTGCTTAAAGAAGTAATATAATCACTAAGACTTTCTTGAAGAAGCCTAATTTGTTGAGCACGAACACTGCCTGCATCAGATTCATCATCATAAAGCAAATATCCAGCAGCAAGCATTGTATAAAGAGTTTTATCAGCATCTTTACCTAATAAAGACCTAGGAATAATCATCATAGAAAGTTTATTTCTAGCAATTACCATTTCCCTGTGGTAAGACACAATATTATAAAATATTTGAAATGGAAATGCAGTATCAATTATACTAAATGTTCCAAATCCAGGAAGAAGTTCAGTAAGACCATTATATGGAAGTTTACCATCCCTATTATAATCTATTGGTCTACACTTATATGGATATATTGCTGTATTACGAGTACCTATTCTAGTTACTTCATATACTTGAGGAACATATATATATTCTATAGAAATATCTCCTAATTCAGGAACAAGTTTATAATCATCGTTTTCTACACGAGAAGATATTATTCCAACCTCATTTATATATTTAACAACAGCTCTACGAGCACTTCCTCTCCAAACTACATGCCAAACATCATAAAGACCTGGATTTAAATCTCTCATCATATTTGGTCTAGAAGCAAGGCTTTTAATTTCAGAATCATTAAATTTATTTATACATTCCGGATAAATTGTAGAATATGTTTTAAAACTTAGTTCTGGAACTCCTTTAGCTCCATATTGAGCGTAATAAGTTTCAAGAAAATTTTTATCCTTTTCATCAAGAACATCATTAAACTCATCAATAATCTGTTGATAACTAAGTTTTCTGCGTTCAGCAAATGCATCATAATCTTCTACAAAGGTATTATCATTAGGAATTGGAAATGCATCTCTTGGAGAAACTGAACGATGAATAATTTTTTCACCTTGTATTTCACTATAAGTATAAGCTTCACCAAAAGATACAAAATTAAAATAAGCATTAATATAAACTAAAGTATCATTTGTTACATCTCTAATATAATCTAAAAGAGATTGTCCTTGGGCACTATATTCATCGACATATTGTTCTTCTACTTGTTTAGCAAATTCTTCAATATTTATATTTTCAGAAGGATTAAATTCTTGAGGATTTCCTCCTTGTCCTATAAATTCTTTATAAGATTTAGCTAATTCTTCTGCTATTTTAGATTCAACAAGTTTATTTACTTCTTCTCTAACTTTAGCACTACGAGCAAGAACAACTTCTGGATTATGAGCAGTTACAATAAAATCATGAGGATTTTTGGCATATTCCGATACAAATCTCCTAATAATTCCTTTAATTATATCATAATTACGCATATCAGCAGGAAAACGCCGATATTTTTCATTTTTTTCATTATAAGGATTAAGAATTTTTTTATAAAATCTATCAGGAATATTGCCTTGTAGTATTTGATATTTTTCTTCAATAGCTGCACTATTGCGAATACTAGTAGCTTGAGCAATTAACCAATCGGCACAATTAGCATAAAATTCATATTTTTGTTTATCTTTTTCAGGTATTGTTTGAACAGGAAAATTAAAAGGGCCTAAATTAAGAGTTTCAGTTGCCATATTTTTATTATATTTATTTTAAAACCAATCTCGTTCTAGAATATCGTTTTCATCTAAATTTTCAGCTGAAAGCTCAATACGATGAGTTAGTTGATTTTCAGCAATAAGATTAAGAGATTTCCAATATATACCACGAAGAATCATTTCAGAAACTCTATCGAAATTACCTTTAGCATTCCATTTTTTAAGTTCAAGAATACTTTGGTAATCATATATACGATGAAAATTCCTAATAGGATTTCCATTTTCATCTTTTCCTATTTCTTCATATAAAAATTCTTTTAATAATCGAAGACCATCAAGCTTGTGTTTAGCATCTCCCATATTATAGCCGTATTCACGACTAAATTTACCTTGCATTGAGGTATCCCAAACAAATAAAGGTTCAAAAGCAAGATATTTAAGAGCACCCCATTTTCTAAAATTAGAAACTGTTTCTCCTCGGTTAATTTCAACTGCAACAGTTCCTATACAATTATAAAATATAGCAAGTTGAAGAAGTATTCTATCAGATTCTTCAAGCTTATCCGGTCTACCATAGTAAGCAGCACAAAGCTTTTGTTTAAAATTGTTTAAAGGACAAGGATTCATCCATACTTTAATACTATTATGAGAATATTTATCAGTAAGTTCAGTTCTGTCCTTATCTATACCTACAGGGTCATATGTTATAAAATAAGTATCTTTAGGTATTTCTTTTTTAGTAGTTCCGTCACTACCATACTTTTCTGTATATTCTGGGAAAAACCAAATACGAACACATCCATGAGCATCTTCATTTTGTCTACGAGGAACCCCATAAATCCAATCATAAACTTTCTTTCCTTCTTTTAATAATATTTTATTAGAAACAAACTTAACTTCACCATTTGGTAAATCTTCAAATTGGCCGTCTACACCAAAATGTAAACTACTATCAAATTTAAGTTTTTCTTCCCAAGCATTAAGTTCTTCAGAACTAAATAAATTTTCAGAAGCACTACTAAAAGATTCAGCAGGTAAATTAGCATACTGACCAATATAATTTATATAATCAGAATAACTTTTAGCACTTTCTTTCTTTTTTTCTCGCTCTTTTTTAGCAATTTGTAATCCTATTTCTAAATTACTATTGCCGTCTATGTCTAAGCCATACCAAACATGCCCCGCTTCATCTTTAATTTCACCTTCAAGCCCCCAACAATAAGGTTTAAAATAACCACAAACTTCATTTCTACTATCTTTATCCCAAACATTTTCAAATGGCATAAAGTTAAAAGCTTTTGGGTTATAAAAATTTCTCTCAAAAACTTGCATATTTCCAGCAGTAGCAGTACCCCAAGCAGCAAGAAAACCTGTAGTATAAGCACCTGTTCTAAGAGTAGGTTCTGTTACTCCCATAAACTCATCAAAATTATCCATAGTAGAAACCTCTTCTACTTTAATTTCAACTGCATCTTTACCAATAGCACAGTTTGGATTATGAAAAGCAGATACAGAAAGAAGTGAGCTATGCCAACTATTTGTAGCTTCTGTATTATTTGGAAGTCTATATCCTAAACGAAAATCTTCAGCTTTTGTACTAAGAAGTCCTCGTTTGAACATTGTTTTTTCTTCATAAAACTTAAGATTGGTAGTAGTAAAATCAGTAAGACCTTTAGCATCAGTAAGATAATCTGATTTATTTGCAACATGAATAACAGTTTTGTGAGGTTCATTATTAACAGCATTTGCACTACTTGCAGCCATCATATAAGAAAAACCACCACGACGAGTTTTATCAATAAGAATATTAAAACCATTATTCTTAGCAAACTCTATACAATGAAAAGTCCAAAACTGACTATCAATAAATCTAGGAAAATCAAATTTCTTAGAACCAGTATTAACATTGCCTTGTTTAATAGTAGAAGTATCAAGGCGCTCCATTTGAGTATAATTAAGAAAATTATAATGATTTCCTGTAATATGAACATTTCTTATTTCACCATTTGGCATTAATAAACAAGGAGCATCTAAACCATTTTTTCTACGATATTCTTCTCGTCTCCTAAGATGCCGATGTCTAAAACTATCTACTTTCGCAGCTGTATAGTCACCATGCTTCCTATATTCATTAGCCATTTCACAAAAATAATCAGTATTAATAAATTTAGCACCAGGAATTATATTTAAAAGAAATCCCCCACTATCACCTATAAGAAATAAATCACAGGGGTCATTGTATCCAGCATCCTTTGCGTGTTTATAATGACTTTTATCTTCATTTATATAATCAAGAAAAGGATATTCTGTCATAATTTTACATCTGTACTAAATACTACAGTTGAAGAGGTTAATTTGTTTTTATTATAATTATTAACAATACGACGCAATTCATTAATAGCATCTTCATATGTTTTAAATGTTTTAGGAACTTTAGAAATAGCAGGCCCTTCTTCACAACCAAGTTCTAAAATATCTCTAGATATAGTATGCCAAAATAAAAATTTTTTATATTGAACAATATAATAAACTTTACTTACAAATTCTTTTTTAATTATTCTTGCTTTCATAAAAGTAAAACAATTATTAATGCTAATAAAGATGCTGCTGTTGTACTTCCAAAAATAGTACTAATTGTTTTTTGCTTATTAAGTTTATTAGTTAAACTATCAATATTAGAGTTAAGACTAATAACTTTTTTCTCTAAATTTATATTTTTAATTTGATATTTATAAATTAAACTATCTTGCTTTTCACTAATAACTTTATAATCAGAAATAATAGAAGTTTGAGTATCAACTACTTTAAGAAGATATTCTCGCTCTAATAGTTTTTTATTAGCTTCTCTTATAGTACTAATATCAATTGTAACAAGACTATCTATAATTTGAGTCTGCCCAAACAAGTTGATTGAAAAGAGCAACAGCAGCACTATCAGGCATGTTTTTAACCCATTCAACATCTTTAATATACTCTGTAGTTATATGAGAAATTATACTATCTTTATATTGAATATTTAATTTTATAGAATCTATTTCCCCTTTAGAGGGAACATCAATTTTCTTATACTCATTAAGTTCTTCAGTTAGATTAACAATACTTTTTTTATATTTATTAATTCTAATTTCAGAAACAACAATAAAGACAACAATACAAACTCCTATAACTATATTTAAATAATTTTTAAGTTTCATAACATTTGGAGTTTTATTAAAAACTCATTAGTTATTTTACTATCGGCACGAAGACCGAGTATGCTTTTGGTTAATTTAGTTGCTGCACCAATTCCACGATTTACAGCATCATCAAATAATTCATTAGCTATAGGTTGTCGTTTTGCTGCATCTAAATTAAACACATCCCAATAATTCTTTTTATAAAAAACTTTAACAATATTTTGAACCGAAACATTACTTTTTAGTTCATTATTTATTTGTTTAGTAGTTTTGTGTTGGGATGTTAAAGCATCTATATATTTCCAAATTCCACAAGTCGGATGAAATTTACGAGAAATTCCCATATAAGTTTCTCCACCTTTGTCATTAGGGTCATTAGCATAACCGCCTTCGTGTTTCATTGTACGGTCAAAAGCAATTTTAAAATTAGCCATTTTACTTTATTCATTTAAAACTCTTGTAATCCAACCTTTTAAATATTTAGATTGACTAGAATTGTTTTTTACAATATTAAGATAATTTTGAATTCTACCAAGTTTATATTTATAAACAAAATTATCGGCAACAATAGAATCTGCGACAGTTTGTATACTATCTTTTTCAGCAATAAGAATATTTATGCTATCTAACAATTCAGTATTATTGTTTCTATAAATAGATAATTCTTGTTTAAGACTATCTATTTGGTTTTGTTTATTTTGAATATCTTTTAATACAGCAATTCTTGGCTGAAATATAGCAATTACTATAGCTATTGTAATAGGAATAAGAACTATAAGTAAAACAGTTAATATAATTTTTGTTTTCATATATTAATTAAACAAATCTCCACTTCTATTTATAGTAGAAGAAATTTCTATATATCTATCTTTAAGAATTTTAATTATCTCATTTTTAAGATAATTCATTTTATAAATAGTTTCTGTAGGATGTGGATTCTTTTTAACATGATAAAGTCCATCAGGAAATCTTTTTGGTCTACCCCATTGATTTAATTCAAAATCAGAATCTATATGTCCAAGCCAAAGCCCAACACAAGGAATACCTAATATAAGTTCTGCCATTACAGCATAAAGAGAAAGCTGTAAATTATATATACTTCCGTTACAATTAGGAAGGTTGTTTACAGGGGCTAAAAGAGTTTCATTTTTATGAACCCAAACATCTGTTTCTTGAGCAGGTTTTGTGGATTTATCTTTACGATAATATCCGCTTTCAAATTTAAGTCCACCCCTATTAGTTTTCCAATCTCCAATTACAAATCTATCTTCCCTATAAAGAAATACATCTATTGTACCAGAAATTAAATAATCTGGAAGAAATGCACCAATTTCAGAATATATTTTATATCCTTTTCCAATATAATATTCAAAAAGCTTATTAAATTTAGGATACTTATTTTCAGTACTATCAATGAAATCTTGAAGACTCATTTCATGAACTTTTTGATTTATATCAGGAATATCTGCAATAGTAATCATTTCTCCGTTGGCCCGCATCATATATTTTACAGCATCTTTAAACAAGGAACTAGATTTGATTCCTTCTTCAAGACCTTCATGAGTAGCAGTTCCACGAGTACAAGCTTCTTCAGTAATTTGTCCCCATTGCTTTTCAAGAGTTTTTTCGCTAATATGAAGTTCTTGAGCTTTCTTTTTTAACCAATATCCTTTATCAAATTCAGGTTGGTACGCATGAAGTAGAGTGGTAGCAGACTTATATTCATTTCCAAGAGTATCAGTATATTTGTGCCCCTCTTCTTTAAATATAAGTTTTATGTCTTTATATCTTGTATCTTTAACGCTTGCCATCCCCGACTTCATCTGTTTTAAGTTGTTTTATTTCATCTTTAAGATACCAGATTGCTTTTTCCAAATCTTCAATCTTTTTATCTTTAAGACTTCTGCCTTTATCTTTTTTAAGGCCTGCTCTCCAAATATATTTAATAGCATTACCTAAATTAAAATTAAAATGTCTAACAACATCTATACACTCAATTCCGGCAATACCATTATAATGTTTTGGGTGGTTTACATTTTCTTCAGCCATAACTATTTTAAAACTAAAAATTCCTTAGCTCTATTATACTTTGTTACGAAGTCATCTACATACATAAAAGGAATTTGTGCTCTACGAGCGGTTTCTTCATCAACTCCTTTAACTACTCTACCATCAGCATAAACTTGGTCTTTGCCATCAGCAACAAGAAGATAATGATGTCCTTCACGATGTAGATATTTTTCTAACATACCAATATTAGGTTTTCTATTTGGATTAGTAATATCCAAACTAGGACAGTAATGCCAAAATACTTTACATTCTGCGTATTCTGAAATACAATGAGCTACATAATTTATTTTGGCTTCAAAATTTTCTGCAGTAACATAACCTTTTTCAATCCCCCCTTGGTTTGAAACAATAACACATATTTTAGGTCTATAATTTTTAATAGAGTTTAATAAACCTATATTCATATTTATATCCCAAATACCAATAGGAAATTCCATTTTACTAGCAGGCTTAACAATAGTACCATCAAAATCTAGAAATAAGATTTTATTTGGCAATTCTTCGTTTTCTCGTTTTAATTGTAACATCGCCTATTTAATTATATTGTTCTGCATCCATACTAGAAAGAATCTTTGTACCTCCACGAGCAAGTTGAGTTTCTTCTTCATTTCGGAGGTTTTCATAAGCAGCATTAAGGGCTTTCATTGTATCTGGCATACTTTTAGCCGTTTTAGTAGTATTTTCAATTAAACTTAATATAACGCCAATATCATCATTTGTAATGTCACCTTTTAATTTTTGATTAAGTAGTTCAAGAACTTTTCCTGTGGCAAGTTCACAAACATGAATAGTTCTAAGAAGATTTTCAATAGCCCTTCCAGCAACAGTAATACATTGATTATAGTATCTTTCTATGATTCTATTCATTAATCCGTCAGGTCTATAATTTTCAGGAAGGTCAAAGTTTTTAATAGCTTCTTTAAGACATTCTTCATCAGAAAGACCTTGTTGACGAACTGGACTTTTAGGGTCTCCTAAATAATAAATTACACCAACTTCTTTGATATAAATACTTTTATCTATCGTTTCATCGCGAGAATATAATTCTCTAATATCTTTATCAAATAATTGTGTAATGCTAGGAGCTTTAGGCATTCCAGTATCATCAACACTAATGAGTTTTTCAATATCTATTTTCATACTATTGTCGCTTCAGGATTTCTACTTTCATATTCATTTCCATCATATTGAGCACCATCCCACCAAACAGTACAAACTTTAAGTCCTAATCTATAAAAAGTTCTCATCTTTCTAGCAATATCTACTTTCATAAAAGCAGTATGAGAACTATTTTTAAAATTGGATATCGTTTTTGCTCTAACAATAGCTGAATTAAGACCAAGAGCTTTCATCTCAGCATCTGTCTTTGCAGCTTTCTTTTGACTAAGACTTCTAGCATCAATACTTATTTCGCCAATAAAAGGAATTAGTGCTCCTTTACCATCTTTTATACAAGTAGCAGAAGTTTCTTCAATCAGACTAACAATATGTCTAAGGGCTATTAAATCTTCTTTAGACATTGTTGTAGCAAGTTCTTTAAAAATGTCCTCACCATCAACAACATCTAAAGAAGTACCATCTGCGAAATTTATAACTCTGCCATCAAATTCATTGGAATTATCGTATGATGCCATTATAATAAATTATTTAATTTCAAACGGGTCTATTCTTTCAATAGAATAATCAAATTTTGCTTTAATATCTATAACAGGAATTACTTTAAATTCCATAAGAAGAAAAGACTGCTGACCATAATCTTCAAAATCTGTTGTAGTAAAACTAGTAGCACTCGGCCTACTAAGACGAGCTTTATCTAAAAGAAAAGCACGAACTGCATTTTCAGAAGCCATTGTATTTAAATATACATGCTGACCCATTTCAATAGCACTTTGGCCAACAGCTACAACATCACCGGCTTTAAGATTTAAATAACTACCATCATGATTAACCTTAGCTACTTTAACATAAACTTTTGTTGCTTTTTGTTTCTTATTAGTAAGCATTAAATCAACAAACTTTACTTCATAACAAAGAGCAATTAAAGCATAATTCTTTCCAATTTCAACTTGATTAGTAAGTTGAGTAAGCATTTCTTCAGTAATTTCATCGACCTTTGTAGGAAGTTTAATACCTCCTTTAATTTTGTCATTACTTAATGTAATCATAATTTTTAAAAATTTTAAAGTTTATTATTTTTAGTAGGTTCATATCCTGCCCCACCTTCTTTCAAATATGCAATCATAGTTTAATAATCAATTTTAATAACATCAATATCAATAAATAATTGTCTATTTGTAAATATAATTAAATTTTTGGTATTATCAAAAATTTTTTGTATATTTATTGTAGATTATGATACTGAAGATATTATTATTAATAATAAATATAATTTGTTTAACCATTTAAAAATACACAAAACAATGAAAACAACTATTATTGTAATTCTGTCTGTTATTGTTGCTGTTGCAATTATCTTTTTTGTTCTTCATTTTATGAAGATAATTTTTAAATTTCATTATGGTTGGAGGCTTAAATTTCCGTGGTATATTATTTCATTGATTACCGCAGACCAAACTAAAACTCTTTATGCTCTTGGATTTGATATTGATGGTTCTATTTATAGACTTAAGTTTTATGATTATGCTGAAGAAAAACAAGTTACTGATAATATAAATAAAATTTTTAATTCTGCAAACAAACATAAAAATAAACAAAGTTTAATTGCTGCTTCTCATAATACTCCTTCTGAAAGAATTATTACTTATAATCCTATCGAATCTGTTCCTAATTGGATTTATAAACTGTGTAATATCAAGTGGATTTAATCTATGTATTTTTTCAGTTACCCTTTAGGGATAATGCAAGCACCCAAAAAGAGTTCTATTACGATTAATGGAAAAAATAAACATAGAATTGATAAATTTAATCTTAATCATATAGATGATTTCGGAGAACCTATCGGACTTACAAGACTCCTTCTTGGACGCATACAAACAAGGAGATATTAGTAAAGCTAATCTTACTGATAAAGATTTTACTGATTTAGTCCAAAAATATCATAATGGCGATATTAATTTTACTGAATATTCTATTGAATTTTATAAACGAGCAATTACTTTAAGTATTCCTCATCCCTCTACTTATGAATTTGCTTCAACCTTATAAACTTCTGACTTTGTTTATAATTAGCCTGGGCGTAGTAATTATACTCAGGCTAATTTTATTAATAGTAGACAAACATTAATAGGCAGCATCCCTCTACGGGGAGGCTTTAATAAACTAAATAATATGTATGAATATTATGCTACTACTCAAACTCCAGATTACATAGATAATTGGACTTTTAATGAAACAATATATAATAATTATAATTATGGATACTATAATGGATAAAATTAATATTAAACAAACTAATAATATTAAGCAAACTAAACAAAATATAATAGAATTAGAATTCCTTGAACTGAACATAGATAATAATAAATTTATTATAAGTAATCAAATAATTAATAAAGAATAAAGCTCGATTAATAACCGAGCTATTTTTGTGCTTAATAATCTACAATATAATAAAAATATAAATAATAAGTATTAAAATAAATGTAATGTTAAAGGTAAAAAGTTATATAAAGATACTAGTGTGTAATAAGGTTAATAAATATATAAAAAGAATAATGAAAGTTATAATGAAAAATATAGTAAAGAAAATAATGAAAGTAATAAAACAAGATATGAATAAAGTAATGAAATAGGTTATAAAGAGATAAATGAGATAGTATATGAAAATTATGTGAGTGATAGTCGTGCTGCACCTCCTCTCATGAAGCCCCCGGCTTCATATCGAGGATTGAACACCCCCGGTGGTGTTCAAATTTATTCTCATACAGCCACAGGTTATAAAATACTTGGCAGTAGATATAATACTGTCGCAGCAAATGGAACCTGCAACTGTTCCTATAGTTTCCTAAATAAATCGTACAGTGGAAACAACAATCAAAGCGTTCACAGCTACAAGAGTGAACAACGAGCTTGCCGTTGTAAAAGCAGTCGTCGCAGATGAACTCGCTTATACCGCAAGTAATGGCACAGAGTCTACTACTAATAAATGTAGTGTTGCTGAAGATGTGTGTAACGAACACATCGGATGTGGACTCAATGTATTTGGTGAAGGTGCATTTGCTGATGCTCGTGCATTAGCTGTTGACCTTACCAAAGAACTCAGTGGCAAAAAGGTTGAGGTTGAAAACCTTGAAGTTGCTACTGATAGTGGTCTCATCGTTCATCGCTGGACTATTGTTAAGATGTCCTAAGTTCATTGTGCCACCAGTGCTTCTGGTGCTGGTGGCCTTTAAACTAATGATACTATGACTCTATTCATCAAAATAGATGTGCCTGATAACGAGGTTATTGAGGTACTCAAAAAACTTAATGAATGGCCTTATACTGCCACCTACACAAACAACCCTGTAGATAATGAGCCTATTGAGCTTATTACTGACCCTGTAGACTTCTAAAATAGTGGTGCTATATGCACCATTATTTTTTTTAATATTCTCATACTATTGGCTATAATACAATTGGTAGAGTAATAAGTAACTATTCTATCCGTTGTATTTATGGTCTCGTAGCTATAGATGCGAGCCCTGCTATTAGCATCAATCCTCGTGCTAATTCTATATGAGCAAATAGAAGGTAGGGTCACTAAAATTATTAGGGGTGTATGTATTCATCTTACTATTAATATAATCAATGCTCAAATTATGTTAATAGTTATATTATTGGAACTGATAATGCTCGTCCAATAATGAACATTAGAAGTCATAATCTTGCAAGTAACAATAACAGCAGCTATATTGGCCGATATAGTTGTTGTTATTGTTTTTGTTTTTATTTCTCATACTGCTGGTTATAATGCTATTGGCAAAGTAATAATCAAATAATTAAATAATATGAACGATATTAAACGTATTGCATTATTCCTTAATACTAAAAACAAGGATGTTCAACTTCTTAAAGCTGAAATTCTTGCAAAAACAATTGAAATAATTCAAGATAACAAAGGGATATGTTCTCTTAGAGATGCTCTTTGGGATGCTTGTCTTGAATGGGATTGTCTTGATGAAAACGCAGATTATTTTATAGTTTAAATAAAGTGGCTTATTGGCCATTTTATTTTTATTTATTCTCATACATAAGGCTATAAAGCCATTGGTGTAGAAGTAAGCACCAATATTATTAATAATATAAATCAAGTAACAATTATGGCAAACACCAAAGAAAATGCTGCTCTTGATGCAGCAAAGGCTACAGAAGCTGCACAAGCTGCTGAAGCTGAACTCGGATTTGTGAGTACAGAAGAAGGTCGTAGTTATGATGATGTTGTTAAGGACATCATTCGTGCTGCGACTCGTAAATACAAGTCCAAAATCAAGAATATCGTTGTTGACCGTAAAGGCATTGAAGCCGGTCAATATGACGAAGATGCAGGTATTCCGCTTTCTATCGTTATTAACGGTACTCTTCAGCGCATTCGTTATGATGCTGAAAATGACAAGAGTGAACTTACTCCTGTTAATAATTTCACCATTAGCAATTTTGCACTTAATGGTCTGCTTAAGCAGGTTACTGAGTTTGGTGGAATTATCAGTGATAAAGTCCTCGAACTCAACAAGCGTGCTCTTAGCTATCTTCACGGAGCTGAGATTACTTATGTTGTCATTGACCATAAGGCAGGCGAAGTCACTAAGAGTTTCTATAGTGGCAAAGAACGTGAAGCTTATGACCATGATTGGTCTGAAGTTGTTGTTATTGGTCTTGAGCCTTCTGGCTTTGGACTTAGCCTTCTTCAGCACGATATGTTCAGTGTCAGCAACAATCCTTTTGCTTAATATACAAGCAATTTTCACTGTACGAGAGCCATTGGTAGTGTCCATTGTGATGCTGCCAATGGCAAATTTTCATTTGTTAATCAAGTTACTTAGCATAAAGTATTAAGCGATAGTTGATAATATGTTGTACTTAGTGTGATTTATATTATTAATTTTGTTAAAATTGATTAAAATTGTATTAGTATTAACCGAAATGTATTTTGTGAAGTGATTTGAGATAAATTTTGTGATGATGTTAGTGATAAAGCTGATGATGCTGTTTCATCAGCTTATTCTGTTAATTATATTTATTTTATTATATATTTTAATAATAATATATAAAACTTAGCTAAAATTACCACAATTATTTTTCTTATATTTACCCAAATTACTTTTAGTAATACAAATAAGATTTTTATTGTTTATTAATATAATTATATCTAATTTTGATGATTATTTAGTTAAAGAAGTTATTAGACTTTATAAACAAGATTGGATAGCTGATAGAATAGCTATTAAGCTTGCTATTCCTATTTCTACTGTTCAAATAATTATTTATAAAGAATTTAAAGTTATAATATAAATACTAATTATTATATTTATTTTAATTTTATTATGAATAAAAAAGAAAATGATTATTTTGTTAACGAAACTATTAAACTTCATTATAAAGGTTTTAGTTTTGAACAAATATCTGAAACACTTAAAATGCCAAAGTCAATAGTAGAGTTAATTATATTTTTTAATTGTGATTAATATGATTAAAGTTGATAATAAATTTGCAGCAAATAAATATGTAGAAGCAGATAAATATATTCCTAATGATAATAGAACTGTAATTGTTCTTACAAGACAAGAAAGTTATGATGATTATGATTTAGGATTTTATGATGCTGTTCACCATGATTGGTTTGATATAGCAACTGGAATTCCTATATTTCCTAATTATTGGAGAGAAATTCCTAAAATTGATTAAAATAGCATGAATACTCCTATTACTGTTCTTACACCACAAGATATTGAATATCTAACTCCTATTTCACTTCGTAAAATTATTATTCGTAATATTCATAGTATAGATTATAATTTAAATATTATAAGACATAGAATACATTGTGCAAATGGATATACTATTTCTTTAGTAAGAGGAGATAATGTATATTGTGATATGACAAAACCAAATAATTACGAAGTTGCAATTTTTAATCCTAATAATGAATTATGTTATCCTGAAGGTATATGTGATGATGTTATGGGATATCAAAATCTAAATGATATTATTAATATTCTTAAGAAAGTTATTACATTAAAATAATACCTATTATATATTATATTATATTATATATTATTAATTATTATATATTATATTATATTAATTATATTTATATAATTATATATTATATAATATCGCGTATGCGCGTATGTATTATCATTTTTTAAGTATATTGTTATTAACATTATTATATATATAATTGATAATGTAGTTTATTGAGTATAGCCGCATAAAGCTGCGCTTTATGCTTTGGTTAATTATAGACTCCCCGTAGAGGGATGATGCCCAATTAATATTGTTGGATTTAATATTAATATAATTATAAATCAAGAAATGAACGAAACAATAAAAATAGCTATAAGTACTGAAAATACTACAAAAGAGTATAAATTGAGTATTGATAATAACACGCCGTCTATTATTTATAATGGTGAAGAAATTAGCAATAGCGACCTCATATATGCGTTAGACACATTTAATCTTGTTCTTAAAGCTTTTAAAATATATACTAAAAGAAGATTAGCTATTATGGAACATATTATTGAAAAGAAATCTAATGAAAAGACAAGTAATTAGTTATCGTGTTGTTACTACTTTGCCTAATAATAAAAAGGTAATAGTATTTAAAGGTAATATATCCCAATGCAATAATTATGTTAAAAGCAAAGGGATAAATAGTTCTTTTTATAAAATAGAAAGAGCTAACTAAAGTCTTCGGACACAAACTGATATTGCTCTTAGGAGTAATATCTTTTATTAACAAATATTTTATTTAAAAACTTATGTTTAATTTATTAAAATTATTTAAAGGAATAAGCACTCGTGCTGTTCCTGTAATTGTTGTTACTGGTAAAATTAAGTATGATGAAGTAACAATGAAGTATTCTTTTTGGCCTAATTATGCCAAAAGTAACGGTCTTAAAAAGCAATATGACATTGGTCATCTTGCTAAACATCCTTGTAAATTTCCAAACGCAACTTGTGTTGGAATATTCAATGCAAATTATCGTACTTTGCTTGCATTTAGCAATGGTAGTGATGGTATGGCTATGGATGTAATTATGGGAAAATAATATGAAAAAGATAATTATGTTTTTGCTTTGCATATTGTTAGTAGGTGCTACATATGCAAATACTTATGACAATATTCTCCCTGTAAAGGAAACAACAACTTCTGAAAAATGGATTGAAGTAGAATCTGTTGTTATTCCTTTTGGACTTGAAGTCAATAAAGGAGTAACTACAAAAGGCAATCCTAAGTATTGGTTTGTATTTAAAGAAATTGGTACTGTATCTCTTTCTGCTAATAACTATAAGAAATATATGGACAAAACTGATTATATTGAATTAGTTAAATGGCAGAAAGGAAATAAATATAAATATACTACCAGACTTAAAGGTAAAGCTAATATTACTCTTAGTAATTTATTTAAATAGCGTAAAATTAATAAAAAATAATTTGGATTTATGATTTATTTTTATTAACTTGCGTTATAACTAACACAACCAACTACAAAACAACTAATTAAAATAATTAACATTTAAATATTATTATTATGAATAATCTTGGTGATAATCTTAACGATGAACAGAAGCAGGCTCTTAAAAATGCTGTGGGAGTTGAAAAAAAGTCTTTTCGTAAACCTTTTCGTGGACACGCATATATCAAAGCTGAAGATACAAGTCTTGTAGATAGGGCTATTGAAAAGTTTGGCAAAGAATCTGTTGAGCTTGCCCTTATCGTAAAGAATAATGCTGAAATTCGTAGATTTACTTCTAAGAACATTCGTGAGCATCTTCTTAAAGAAGGTAGGATTAAGGAAGATGATAAAGTATTCGTAGAATTTTATTGGAATAAATTTAGTGTTCGCACTAATGGTCTTTCCAATGAATATTTCTATCGTGAAAGTTTCTTTATCAAAGCTCTTATTCTTAGTTTTGAACAGTTTAGCGAAAATGCAAGTGCTACAATTGCTGCATTTGCAAATGCAAATAATATTTCAGTAAAGTAATTTAACAATTAGAATACTATTGATATAAATGATAATATAAATTTGGTAATACACATATACTATGAACTGCTTTTAGCGGTTGTCTATCTTGTTTGAGATTAAATAATAGTATATAGTGATTATTGGGTTTTGTGAGACATCGTTAAAGTAAATGAAAGTGGTGGTGGATGGAAAACTTAATTCAGTGATGAATTATCGAATATGAAGCCCATTTGCTTTAGATATTATCAAATATATCAATAGTATTCTTTTCATTAGTAATATGGAACCTCAAAGTACACAAATCAATCCGGAATATCTGCATAAAGATATTGACGATGTTGATACATCTAATATGACCGAAGAAGAAATTGACGATTATATCGAAAAAACTTATGGTTATATTGATGATGATTTATCAAATAAAAATTATTAAATCATGTTACTAAAATTAGATGAAGGTCTTTGGACTGAGATTCCTAATGATGCTACTGAAGAAGTTAAAGCAGCTAAAATAGCTAAATATAACAAAGAAAAAGAAGAAAAACAAGCTAGATTTATTAAAGCCTGTAAAACAGTATTTAATCCTCAAATTACTCATTCGCATCAAAGAACAATAGGTGCTCTTTATGATAAACGAGTAAGTATTTCTTCTTTATTTAGTCTTAATAAAGGTAATATATGAAACAAAATCGTAACAAAAGAGGAGTTATTTCTCGTCGTAGATATATGAAAACCATTATTAAAAATAATGGTGCTGCAAAAGATGCTAATGAAAAAGTAACTAAAACTATTATAATGACAAAGGCCGCTAATCCTAAAGGTCGTACTCTTGGCGAAATGGTTTATGAATCTTTAAATACTCCTGCATATTATGCATATATGAAAAGATTTGCTAAATCTTAAAAATAAATTTATAATAATGTAATTAAACTTATTATAAATATTAAATCATGATACATCACGATACTACAATAAGAAAAAGAAAAGCTGAAGCTAAAGCTAAAAATAAAGCTAATAGAGAAAAGGCTCAACTTGATGCTAAAGCTAGAAAGCTTGCAAAGAAGTGTACTGATGCTTTAGTACATACTGCATCTTAAAATAAAGATTATGCTTTTAGTTATATAGTTTATTAATTTATAAAATAATTTATGAATACTTTAATAATTATAAATATTATACTAAATTTGATTATTTGTTTTATTGGTGGTTATGCAATGGGTAGTTGTATAATAACTAATAAAACATTTAAAAGTCTTAATGATAAATTAAGAGAAATTCTTAATTCCAATCAAAATATTATAAATATTACTAAAGACTTAATTGAACATTCCAGAGAGATTATTGAATATAATGGCAAGTTAATAAGCCGTAACAATACATCTATTAATAAAACAACTAAAAGTTGATAATAGTGTAACTATAAATATCTATTAGTTGTCATGAAACACTAGTTTTGTTACTAGTAGTCGTTGTGAAATGCCTACTAGTATTTATGATTCTGTAGTTTAATGGTAAAACAATAACTTCTATTGGTCTTCTTAGTTATTATTTAGGTTCGAGTCCTAACAGAATTACAAAATATAACATAAATCAACATAATAGATTTAAAGAAATAAAACTTAATACTAATATTAAACATTTAAAAATACTAATTATGAAAAATAAGATTATTAAGTTATATAAGCAATATAATGATTGCTTTAAGGTAACTGCTAAATTATGTCCTGCTGGAGTTACATATCAAGAATGGATGGCTGTTTATCATAAAGTTATTGACACAATTAAAGAAAATAAATAATTATTTGGTAGAAACAAAAATAAACATATTATAGATAAAGTTGCAAATTTATTATAATAGAACTTATAATTGTTTCATATACCTACCAGAAATAAGAGATAGTGTAATACTGTTGGTATATGTAGTATTAAAAACTGTATTGATAAGATACCAATATCAATACCATAATAGTTAGTTAAAGTACTAAAGTACACGGATACTTTTAGACTATTATTTTTATTAAGCCCCTGTGATGGAATGGTAGACATGAAGGACTTAAAATCCTTTGAACAGAAATGTTCGTACGAGTTCGACTCTCGTCAGAGGCACTTGTAAATACATAATTAATTATATTAAAATTATTAAATAAATGCCTCAAATAAAAATTTATCACATTATTAAAGTTGCTACTAAAAAAAGTGTTATGTCTGGAGATTATGAATCTTGTTTAACTTATTTTAATGAACAAGATAAAGTTTTTAGAAAAACACATAAGATTATTTCTGCAAAAGATTATATTAAAATTATTAAAAATAATATCTAACCATACAATCCTGTTTGGCACAAATATGGCGTTCTTAGTCATAATGCTCTATCAACATCTGCTACCCATGATTGGCTATTTTCTGTTATTTCTTTCAAAATTGATAGAGTTTAT